TAAAGATTATGACGCCACTGTAGATATAACAAGTCAATGGCCACTAATTGGTGTTGGTGGTGTTAACCGTTCGGTTGTCTTTGGTACTGCTTGTCAGTTGCCAGATGGTCGTTGGGTAGAAATGGTAAGTAAATAATATGATACATAGAATAAGCGATCTTTGTAAAAAGATTGATGGAATAAAAAAAGTGAGTGATAGATTATATGATACAAAGTACAATCAACCTAAAACTCCTGAAAGAGACGCTGAAGTGAATGCAATGATAGAAGACGTACAACTACAGTGTAAATTAGTTTCCAACGATAAGGGTAAATATGAGCGATAATCCTACAGTGAATAGATTAAAAGAAGAAAAGAAACAAATTATAGAACAAATGGATCATTATCAAGGCAGAGACGAAACAAAAGTACACCAACTTGAAGATGAACTTTTTGAAGTTAATGATACGTTAAAGAAATTAAAGGTACAATGAATAAATTTTTAGTAATATTAATGATACTTACAGTAAGTGCCAAAGCAGACCATGGTCATGGTGAGAATGGTGATCTATCTGGTCTAGTTGTACCTGTAAAAAATGTTGAGGTATCGGATACCGTTAATAAGACTATTGAAGTATTAGACAAAATTGAAAGAGTTGAGAAAGAGAAAGACAAAGTTTATTATAACAAGATCACTACAATAGAACCAAAAAATGCAGCTGATCAATATTGTTATGTCAAAATTACTATCAAAACAACCGACAATACAGTTGAAAAACAAGAGACGTTGGAGTGTGCTGATGGTAGAAAAAAAGTAGATGGCCCAAGTTATTGGGAACTGTTTGCTCAGTTTTACTATAGAGATATATCTGCTCCAGAGTACTGTAGAGTCTATAGTAGACCAAAACACGTGTTTAAGTCGTTCGGAAAGACGTGTCTTAACAAGGACGGTGAATGGAAGGTACAATAATATGATTAAAAATCTAATCATACTATCACTTTTATTTGTAATAATCACTGGATTGTCTGGAAGTGAGTTCCTGGACTATATTCAAATGGGACTTGACAAAGCAGGTCAATTAGTGTATTATATAAAAAGTGAGGTAAATAATATATGATGAAAAACAAAGTAAGTAAACTTATTGGAATTGCAGTAGCAGGCCTATTAATGGCTAACTGTTCAGCAACTTACAATATGAAGTCCGAGAAAGGCAAAGTCCTTAATGAAGTGCCAAAGTGGTACATGGCTGACTTTAAAGAAAGTAAAGCATGTGATACACCTAAATTTGGTAAAGACAAAGATAAAATGTGTATCTTTGGTGTTGGTACTGCCGTATCACCAGACCTTAATCTAGCAATAGAAAAAGGTATGATGATTGCGAAAGCAGAATTAGCCGACATTATCAAAGGCGAAATGAATAAGTCTAGTAAGCAGTTTATTACTGAACTAGGAAAGAATAATAACAAAACAACAGTATCAGAGGTTGAGTCTACAATAGTAAACTTAATTAAAGAGACACCTGTTAGAGGTTATGAAATCTTTGCTAAAGATGTAACTATAACTAAAAATGGATACTACAGAGCTTGGATTGGTTTAAGATTACCAATGGGCGAATACAATAAAATGTATAACTTCACAATTGAAGAAGCTGTGGATTCATATAATGTTAAGAAAAAAGCAAACATCGCTTATGATAACTTAATGAAAACAGAAAATGAAAATAGTAATATACAGTAAAAATAACTGTCAATTCTGTACCAAGGCCAAAGAACTTGTAAAAAATCTTGGCCTTGAATACGAAGAACGTAAGATGGAAGACTTTGCGTCTTTAGATGTTATGTTAGAGGACATTGGTAAAAAAGTTAAATCAATGCCACAAGTTAAAATAGACGATGAACTAGTCGGTGGATACAATCAACTACTAGAGTTTTTTGTAGAAGAAGGCAAGATTAATTTTGAGGGCAAAGTTTTATAGTGGTTGATGAAAAGGATAATATTATACAGTTTCCCTCTAATAAGATCGTAAGAAATCTTGGTGGCACAACTGAACCTAGTCTAGACTTTGTAAAGAAACAAACTGAAGCTAATGATAAAATTAAACATGCTCAGACGAAAGCATTTGTTGAATCGTCTGTAGATAATATAGTTATGAATTTAATAAACAGTTTTTTAGACATTGCAATCAAAACAGATAAGATCACCTTTACAAAAGACTTAGCAATGGTGGTTGACTCATTAAGAGGTTTAATATACAGAGACTTTGGTATGAAACATACATCACACTCTCTTATAGATAAAATAGTACAAGTAAAACAAATGAAAAATGGCCACAGATCAGCAACAATTGATTACAGTAGAGTTATGGAAACACTTAAACCTACAAGACCATTTAATAAAGAAATTAAAGAAGAACTAGATGATCTAACAAATGGTGCCGGCACTTTCTTTGAAAGTGATGAGGACCTTGGTAACGATGATGACAAATAGTCTTTCTAACAAAATTACTCCGGTAATCGCCTCAGCAGGTTGTAAAATAGCATTTAATAACAATAAAAGGAGAGTTAAACAAAATGTTTAAATCAATTAAAAACGCTTTAAGAGGCAGAAAAGCCCTAAGCAAAACTCAAAAGGTATTAAATCTTTTGAACAAAGGTGAAGCTGTATCTTGGACAGTATTAAGAAACAAGTTTGACCTTATGTCGCCAAGAGCGATGGTTGATAAATTAAGATCACAAGGTAATATGATCTATATCAACAAGTCAACAAAAGGAACTTCATACAGAATCGGTTCACCAACTAAAGCTATCATAGCTGCTGGTATTACTAAACTGTACGGAACACCATTCGCTTACAAAAACTAGAACATTGTGTATGGTGGCGAGCAATCGCCACCTACCTAACTCAACCAGGAAACCAGATGTCAACAGTAAAACAATTACAAACTCAAATTAAGACATTACAAGAAACCAATAAATGGTTTAAGAAACAAATAGAACCACATGATTGTGGCTGGATGTGGACAACTATTGATGGTATCAAGTATAGAATTTCAGTATTAAGAAGTAGAATAAGAGCAAAGATTAAAGGTAAAGTAACACCTAAAGACAAGCATTGGAGTGAATATAATTAAATGATACTCGTAGATTTAAATCAAGTACTAATTTCAAACCTAATGGTGCAGACCAGAGGCAAAGCAGATGTTAAGCCTAATTTAGAAATGGTAAGACAAATGGTATTAAATTCATTACGTGGTTTTAATCTAAAGTTTAGAGAAGAATATGGTACAATGGTACTATGTTCAGACGCTGCCAATCCATGGAGAAGAACTATATTTCCTAACTACAAACATAGTAGAAGAAAAGGAAGAGTAGATTCTGATACTGATTGGGATAACATATTCAAAATTATGATGGAGATCAAACAAGAATTGATTGATAACTTTCCATACGTAGTTATGCATGTAGATAATACAGAGGCTGACGATATTATCGCTAGTCTTATAAAATTGAGAGAAGAAGACAAATACTTAATCGTATCAGGTGACAAAGACTTTATACAGTTACACCATTACGGAGACGTTTACCAATTTAGTCCAATTCTTAAAGGTTTTATTGGTGAGCAAGTAGACCCTATACAATTCTTACACGAACAAATTATCAAAGGCGATAGATCAGATGGTGTACCAAATGTATTAAGTGATGACGATATATTTTTAAGAGACGAGAGACAAAAACCTATCAATAAGAAAAGATTGGAAGAGTTTAGAAATATAGAGAAGAATGCCATGATAGATCCAGATATTAAGAAGAATTATATAAGAAACAAGACTTTGATTGATCTATCACAGATACCGAAAGACGTAGAAAAAACGATTATAAATACTTACAGAAATTATAAAGTAAAAGATAGGTCGCTCCTGTTGAATTACTTTATTGATAATAAATTGAAATCATTAATTGAAAGTACAAGTGATTTTTAACAACATATATATGGAGAATAAATTATGCCACAATTACCACCAGTAAACAAAGCAATGATGGCGGCTCAGAGAACATCAGGTTCAGGAGAACAAACTGTACATGAAATTTTTACGCTGATCAACAACGCTAAAAACAAAGAAGACAAATTAAGAATATTAAAAAAGAACGATACAGCTGCCATGAGACAATTACTCAAAGCTGCATTTGATCCGGCAATCACATTTGATATGCCATCTGGTAATCCACCGTTTATGAGAAACGAAGCACCTGAAGGGACTGAACATACTAGTCTATTCTATGCAAGTAAAAAACTATGGCACTTTGTTAAAGGTGCAGATCCGGTAACTAATTCTTTGCAAAAAGAGAAAATGTTTCTTGGACTATTAGAATCATTACACAACAAAGACGCAGATGTATTATTAGGCATTAAGAACAAAGACCTAAACAAAACATACAAAGGTTTAACTGAAAACCTAGTTAAAGAAGCATTTAATTGGTCAGATAAATTTACTAAAAACAACTAAAAACCTCACGTTTTAGAGGGTGCGACACAAAGTACCCTCTAAAAACCCTCATTTTACTCGCTTTTCTAAAAAACTTTTCGCTTGACTTCTATACCAAACTGTGGTATCCTAAATATATTAATAAGAACAAAAGGATATATTATGAAAAAGTTGTTAATTACGGTTGCGATAGTAAACATTGTATTATGGAATGCTCTATCATCACTTGCTAAGGCAGACGATTATAACACGGCAGTTATTGGTCACGTTATATCGGAGACGATTAAGGGTACATCTATAGACAATCAAGCTATATTAGAATCTGAACTACAGAAACTTGGTCACCTTTACGCTTTAGAAATGGTAAGTGTACTTCAAAAGTATTTACCATCAATTTTAGATTCTGTTATGACAGATTTAAGATTACAAGCAGACAAGAAGTATAAATGTGAACTATTAAAAGACACAAAAGCGGTTGATAAAGATTGTATATAATGATTAACTTAATAAGGAAATATGGCATTAAGAAAATCAACAAAACTACACAAAATAAAGAAAGTTAAATCTATCATTAAAGAAGATATATCTAAAGTTGACAAGAAATACAAAACAACTTACAAAGATATAAAAATGTATTTTACTATGATAAACGAACTAGTCTTTGATAACAAACTTTCCCCTTTTAACAAAGTTCTTATTAAACAGCTTAGACACAAAACAGAGAAAATATACGGCCAAGTATTAACCTACGATTGGGATAGAACTGGTGCTAGAGAGTACCAACTTCATATGATACCGTATTATAAAAACAAAAAAGATTTCGCTTGTACGTTAGCACACGAAATGGTTCATCTATATCAGATGGCCAACGAAGGAGACACCGGTAACCATAATCAATTATTTTATAGTTATCGTTCTAAATTAAACAAAATAGGATTGGACTTATAACATGAACGACAAAGTGAGAAGAAAAGTAAAAGAACTTGACCCTTACCTTAAAGGTAGAATTGGTGAAGCATTAATACAACTACAAGAACTAGGAAAACCTTCAAATTTATCAGGAACAAGTAGAGTATACTACACTGGTAATTGGGCAAAAGACGTATATGATAACTTCACTGATAAACAGGCACAAGTTATATTTGATAAAGTTACCAAACTTAAAACTGGTCTATCTTTATATCAAGTTAAACTTCCTAAATTTACAGATGAAGAAGGACAAGAGTGGTCTGGTTACGATTACACAGCGAGGAAGATTTGAAAACATTTAAAATAATATCTAGAACCTTAATGGTTGGATTTATTATTGTATTTTGTGCAGTTTCTTTTCATTTTTATAAAGCACAGGCAAGTAGTAATCTACCAAAGAAACCTGACTTTGAACATGTAAACAATCAACAGTTTATAGACAACGTTAACCAATGTTTAACTTATATCTATTTCTATAATCTTACAACGAATAGAGTAGATAAAGATTTACTACTGGCACAGGCAGCTTTAGAGTCTGGTTGGGGAGATAGTAGATTTGCCAAAGAAGGTAAGAACCTATTTGGTATTAGAACATATGATTTAAGAGAACCTCATATGTTACCATCAAATAATCCTAAAAAATGGGGAGTTAAGGTATTTCAACATGAATGTGATGGTGTACTATGGTATATAAATACATTAAGTAATCACCACGCATATGAAAAGTATAGAGCTCAGTTAGCTTTAGGTGCAGATAGTTTAGACCTAGTTGACACACTAGACGCATATGCCAGTGATAAAGATTATTCATGGAAAGTTAAATCAATAATCAAAAAAATAAGAGAAAAATTTAGACACTAATATGTTCCTAATTATACTAACATTTTTGAGTGCAATATCTATATCTGTAATAGCCGCTGGTTATTCTATCATAGGTCTTGCAACACTATTTGCTGGTGCAGTAACACCTATTATTGCAATGGGTACGGCATTAGAAGTGGGTAAGTTAGTAGCAGCCTCATGGTTGTACAATAATTGGCAGAGTGATATACCTAAACTATTAAAGGCATATCTATTCATAGCAGTTATAGTATTAGTCTTTATTACATCTATGGGTATCTTTGGTTTCTTATCAAAGGCACACCTAGATCAAGTTAAACCTACATCTGGTAATAATATCAAACTAGAACAAATTACCAATCAGATTGAAAGACAACAAGTAGTTATAGATAGATCACAAAAGACTTTAACTCTATTAGATAAAGCATTAGAAGTCTATATTGACAAAGAGTATGTGACTAGAGGTTTAAAAGAAAGAGCGAAACAAGAAGAAGAAAGAACTGCCTTAAACAATGCGATTGAAAATGCAAGTGATAAGATACAAGAGTTGTCAGATAAAAAAGCAACACTATCACTAGCACAAGATAAGATAGAGGCAGAGGTTGGTCCTATCAAGTACGTTGCAGAGTTAATATATGGTGAAAATGCAAAAGATAATCTTGACAAGTCTGTTAGGATTGTTATACTGATACTAATATTCGTATTTGACCCATTAGCAGTATTGTTATTGATAGCTGCCAACATATCATTGAGACAGTGGAGACTGAAAAGACAATTGATTACTTCCGGTAAAAAGGTAGACTTACAGAGAAAATTAAACAGGCTACAGAAATCAAACAGAAATTTAAAAAAATATAAAGGATTGGTAAAAGACCTTGGTGATAATCCAGATGAGATTAAACTAAAGTTGAGCCAGATAGTGAATTTAGATGATAAGAATTAGTATTTTAATATTATTGCTCGTGACTTTGGGTGGGTGCATGAAGACAACCTGTGTATCAGACCTAGAATGTAAGAAGACGTTAGATTGGAATAACCCTACTTTTACAGCAGTACGAACAATAATATCACAAGGCACCAATTTAGGTAAATAGTGGCTTGACAAAAACAAATAAATGAGGTATAATTATATGATGAGACAATACATAGAACGAATCAGTGACACTCCAGAAAAACAAGAAAGACTTATAACCAACGCTGTGGAGGCAACCAAAGGTGCTACTACAGAGTGGTCTAAAGACTTCTGGTTTGGTATATTTACCAAATTGTGTACTAAATTCAATAGAAGTGACTTATATCAGAGGAATATACACTAATCGCTTGCCTTTTAGGCCAGATGTGATATATTATATAGATATGAAAATAAAAGTAGAACTAAACAAGAAAACAGTACAAGAAGTTTACAATCAAGTTGGTATGTTAAACGATATGGGATTTCCTAACTTTCAAAAAGGCGAACCTATTTACAATTTAATGAGAGAGATTAAAAAAAGTCTTAAAGAACAAAAGAAACAAGAAGACTTTGGTTGGAAAGACTTTTGGGAGTTTTGGCCACTATCAATCGTAGTACCAACAATGTTGCTTGCCATTTTGTTTGGTCCGTATATAATGAGATAGTATGAATATATTTTATCTAGATAAAGATCCTATTATAGCTGCTAAGATGTCATGTGATAAACATGTATGTAAGATGATTATTGAGTCTGCTCAAATGTTATCTACTGCTCATAGAATGCTAGACGGTGAAGAATATCTACAAAGAAATAAAAACGGCAATAGAAATATTAAAAGATGGTTGATGAGAGATAACTTATTTGAAACTACTCTATACAAAGCATGTCATACAGGACACCCTAGTACAGTGTGGGTTATGGCAAATATAATTCACTACGTATGGTTGTATAAACATATGATTGCTCTTGGTGATGAATTTAAATTAAGATATAATCATACGAAAGACCACATGACTATTCAGAAATTAAAAGATGTATTATCCCATACACCTAAAAATATACCTATAAATAAGATTGCTACAGACCCAACACCTGCTATGCCAGATGAATGTAAAATACCTGGTGATGTGATTGGTTCTTATAGACTGTATTATATAACTAAAAAAAGATTATTTGCTACATGGAAATCACCAGCAGTGATACCAGAGTGGTACGAGAAAGGAATTAAAGATGACGAAAAAAATGTTTGAAAAGGCATACGAAAGAGGTAATCCTCAGTTTTGGCTGAATAGAACGACACCAAGAATGAAGAAAGAAGAAATATTTGGTGAGAAACAAGATAAAGAACTTGCTGAATCATTTAAACAATCTAAAAAGAATAAAAAAGAGAGACTAGACAACGAGAAAAAGAAGAATAAGGCTAACGAAGATAACAGGAAAGACGATTGGATATGGACATAAATACAATTAGAGAATATACTAACGAAGAAAAGAAAATATTAATAGAAGGACTAATATTAAGTGAATTGTCCGACAACGAGTTAGAGGAGAACAATGACAAAAAAGAGAAAATTAAAAGCTAAAAAATCTATAGTTGCAGTTGCAACACCAGTTGTTAATGTAACAAAGACGATTACTAAAACAATTAAAAAAGGTGTTAAGAAATTAAAATTTTGGTAAGATGATAAAAGAAAAAGCAAAAATATACGAAAGAAACCCTAACACAGGTGTTATTCGTTGGAGATACGTAGGTGAGTCACCAGATAAATTTGGTTGGCCAAACTATGGTAGAATACTAAATGATAAAAAAAATAAAAAAAAGTGAATACTCTAATCTTTATGAATGCATAAAGAGTGATCAAGTACCAGCAAATGCAATCGCTGAATACTTTCAAGATAAAGACTTTTTTAAATACGTAAAAAAGAGAGAGAAAAATAATGATAAAAGAAGCACTGATTAAAAAATTAGAAGGTGATATTGCAGTAGCAAAAGCAGACATTAATTTATTCATGGAAAAACCTATTGGTGTTGCTGAACATATTGATTATGTTGCAACTGCTGAGAAGAAGTTAGAAATCTTAGCAACTGCTGAAGATAAATTATCATCACTTAAAAACTTATAATAGTGGCATACAGTGTTAATGATAAGTGTATCATGTGTAAACACACTGATTGCGTTGAGGTCTGTCCTGTAGATTGTTTCTATGAAGGAGAGAACATGTTAGTGATCAATCCAGATGAATGTATTGATTGTGGTGTATGTGAGCCAGAGTGTCCTGAAGGAGCAATACTATCAGACATGGAAGAAGAAGGCAAGAAGTGGATTGAGTTTAACGATAAGTGGTCAAGACAATGGCCAGTTATAACAGATAAAAAAGATAGTATGGATCCAGATAACAAACATAGAGACGAACCAGATAGATTAAATAAATATTTTAAAAACAAATGATAATAGATTTAATAAAAGAAGCAGGATCAGATATAAAGATGTTAGAAGGACATGATAGATTTCACTATCTTATAGACAAGGCAAAAGATATTAAACCATTACCAGAATGGTTGAAGACAGAGACAAATAGAATTCATGGATGTGCTAGCAAACTATGGATTACTGGTACTAAAAACCTTAAAGACGGTACTATGAGTTACCATGCTGATGGTGAAAGTCATATAACTAAAGGCACTGCCGTAGTGGTAACTAATTTAGTTAATGGTCAGAAAGCCGAAGAAGTTGCTAGTCTAACTGTAGAAGATTTTACACCGTTAGGTATCAAAGAACTACTTACTATGCAAAGACAAAATGGATTAGGTGAGTTAATCAATAGAATTATAGGAATTGCAAATGCCAATATACACGTTTAGAAACAAAAGAACTAAAAAAGAACATACAGATATGATGACCATTGCAGAAATGGAGACATATATGAAGAAAAATAAGAACATTGTACAGGTACCACAGGTACTAAATATATCCGCTGGAGTAATGGGCATAACAATGAAAAACGATGGTGGCTGGAAAGAGAACATGTCACGAATCGCAGAAAACCACCCGACAAGTCCCTTAGCAGAGCGATATGGCAAGAGAACAGCAAAAGAAATTGCAACTAAACAAGTTGTACAGAAACACCTAAAAAGGCAATCAAAAACAAAAGGAAAATAAATGAGTAACGATTTACCAGACTACATGAGAGGTTTTGATTTGACCGATGATTGGGGTATGACCGCAGTAGCAACTCCACCTAAAGAAGAAACACCAAAGATTAATACAAAAGCAATTGAAAATTCTACTTTAGAAATATCAAAGGTTAAATCAGATGTTTCATCTATTAAAGCCATGATGAATGAAATTATGCAGATAGTGGCAGAAAAAGATACTATTACAAAAGCAGTATCAGACGAAGATACAAAAGCAACTTTCAAAGAAATTGAAAAAGTAATATTACCTTTCTTATATAACTTAAGCAAAACAACTGAACCTTATATACATTGGCCAAACAGAGGTCCTATTATTAAGGCACAGATAGAGAAAATATTAAAACTAACAAGAGGATAAGAATGAACATTAATAAGTTAAGAGAACAACTAAAGATTGACGAAGGAGTTAAGTATGAGGTCTATGATGACCATCTAGGTTACAAGACTTTTGGAATTGGTCATTTAGTAACTGCTAAAGACGAGGAATATGGTGCCAAAGTAGGTCATCCAGTTTCAGAGGAAAGAGTTAATGCAGTATTTGACAGCGATGTAGAAACTTACGTAACAGAATCTAAAAAAGTATTTTCTGATTTAGATAAACTACCAGATGAAGCACAAGAGGTAATTGTAAATATGTGTTTCAATATGGGTGCTCCAAGACTATCAAAGTTTAAGAAGTTTGTAGCAGCCGTAAATGATGGCAATTGGTCAACAGCAGCCGTTGAAATGATGGACAGCCGTTGGGCAAAACAAGTTGGTGTTAGAGCAGAGAGATTAAGAGATAGAATTAAAGCACTATCTACTTGAACGCCCACACCGATTAACGATGAACATAAGAAAACACGTGACGAACTAAACGACATGTACGCCAAAAAAGGCATTTAAATTATGAAGTATGAGAATGAATTTGGAACAATAAAGGTACTAGAAGATAGTAAGTTTAAAAACAAAACTATTGCAGTTGCCATGTCAGGTGGCGCTGATAGTACCTTATTGTGTTATCTCATAGCAAATACAATACAAGAACAAGACTTAAATATTACAATACAACCATACAATGGTCTTGACCTATGGGCACCTGGTGATGGTAAACAGATACCTAAAATCATATATTACATTAGAAACAAATTTCCATTTGTAACAATCAACTGGCCGTTATCTGTGGTGTTTGATACAGAGGGTGGCGAAGCTCCATCAAAACATACTTACATTAAACCAATGTCAATTATGTTAGAAGAAAAGATAGTTGATTATACTATTCATGGCATATCAATGGGTCCTCCTAAAGATATACAAAATTCATTTAAAATGACACAAGGTCATCCAGAGGAACTAGTAAGGTTACCTGGTGGTCTATATTGGGAAGAACTAGAGAGACAAGAAGATGATCTAGCACCATATAAGACAGTTGATAAGAGATTTATAATACAAGCATACAATGATCACGACATTACCGATCTATTAGATATGACAGCCTCTTGTATTGTACCTGGTGGTTGTGGTAATACCTGTTGGTGGTGTCAGGAAAGACAATGGGCATTAGACGAAGTAAATAAGGGTTGACAAATTAACAATAAAGTGATAGGATAATTATATTATGAGCAAATTTACATTTAAGAAACTAGACGAAACACCTTTGCCGAAAACAAAGGGTAAGAAAATAGATGGATTCAGATTTTACGAAATAGATGGTAAACACTATCCTTCAATAACAACAGTACTTGGTATTTCAAAGAGCAAAGAACTACAAAAGTGGAGAGACAGTATTGGTGAAGACGTTGCTAATTGGGAAATGAGAAGAGCAGCCAAACGTGGTACAGCAACTCACAACTTGATTGAACAATACATGAAAGGTGAAACACCGAGTGAGAGAAGTGTGTTACCTCTAGGTATGTTCAGACTAATTAAACCATACGTAGATCAGATCAATAACATACATGCTTTAGAGACAATCATGTACAGTAAGAAGTTAACAATTGCTGGACAAGTGGACTGTATTGCAGAGTATAATGGTAAACTATCAGTAATTGATTTTAAGACTGCTAACAAAGAAAGACAAGAGTCTTGGATTGAGAATTACTTCTTACAAACATGTGCCTATGCGATGATGTATGAAGAACTATATGGTACTGAAATTAATCAGTTAGTAATATTAATTGCTGGCGAAGATGGTTCAATGGTGCCTTTTGTTAAAGAAAGAAAACCATATGAAGAAAAACTAGGCCTTGCTATACAAGGTTTCTATAAACATTATGAAGAAATGAATAAGAATAAAATTAAGGTAGTTTAATGGGGAGTTTAAAGAATATACTAATCGCTTTGGCGATAGTTATGTTTACTCTATTAATTCTATCACTAGGTTTTAAATCAGCAAAAGCAGACGAGCATAGTTACATGGACAACCCGAACTTGGCTGGAGGCACCGTGCCTGTGATATGTGGTGAACCTACTTACGTTTATGAATTTATTGCCTCTAAAGGTTTTATACCAGAGACAGCAAGTTTAGGTAGAGCAGGTGCAGAAGCAACTGGAGATCCTGTTATGATGGTCACAGAGTTTAAGATGGAAGACCAGAAAATCTATACAATAGATATACCATCAGGCGAACAAACTTGTATACTAGTACATACATTTAATAGAACAAGTTTAACAAAGGAAAATAATGATTAAAATGAACTCCAAGACTTTCTCACAAGAGATAGAAACTGCCGTTAAGAAAGAGAAATTGTCTTATATGGATGCTATAATACATTTATGTGAAGAAAAAGATTTAGATCCAGGTAAAGTTAATTCATTTATCAATAAACAAATCAAAGAGAAATTAAAGGTTGAAGCGATCAATTTAAAACTATTAAATATACCAAAACAAGGGTCGCTACCGGTATAATAATGCATGACGGATTTGACGTATTTAAAACTTATCTAGCAATAAAATTACACTTCACAACAGACAAGTATGATTTTCATAGCTATAGTGGCAAGGTCAATTGTAAACTAGATACATTTACAAAGAGAAATGATAGATACTTCTTTCACAAGCTAAGTAAACAATATGATAAATATGAGATAATAGACTTCTTCGTTGCTAACTTTCTAGACAACGATAAACAATGGGTCGGAAACTTATTAGAAAAAGATGGCAAAACTATTTACCTTAATTACCGAAAATATTCAGATAGTGTTAATTACCATTTTAGAACTGATTGCAAAATTATTGATATGGCCTTTGCTAATCGTGGTATTTCTTTTGATGATGGTCTATCTATTACTGGAGGCCAGCATCCACGCCTGTTTAAACTTCTTCTCTCAAAAAGAATAACCTTTCAGACTATGGTGATTCTAAATCATCATTTAGGTTTTGTAAACCGATGGGATAAACAAATTACAGAGACATTTGTATGGCCCATATACTCCAAAAGACTTAAAAAACACAAAAACTTCATCAAATTCAACGAAACCGAGACTAAATTAACGTTAAAGGACGTGTTTGTTCACTAAATGTTCTCATATTAATTACTTGCCTTTTGCATGTTTTTATGTTATTATATACCAATAATATGACAAATAACAAAAAGGAAAACACTATGAAAAAATACTTAACGTTTATTATCACACTTAACATACTATTATGGTTTGGTTTATCTAACATTGCTAACGCCAATCATAAACCAGAAGAACAATACTTCTCTGGTAATAACTATTCAGTCCCAGGTAGCGACAACTACCAAAAGTTAGAAACAGAATTAGTTGATAACAAACTTTCTCAATATGTTCAAAAACAATTAGATAACAGAG